CTATTTAAAAACAAAGACGAATACAATGTCTTTAAAACAACTGGTGAACTTATCATCAATTCTAATTTATATAATGATTTATTTGATTATTATTTAAATAACACAACTGACTTTTATGAAGTAATGAAAGACGGTGACGCAAACGAATATATTACTAATCAACTACAAGGAGTAAAATAATGACTAAAATAACTAAAACACTTGAAAAAGACTATGATAATATGAGAGATAAGGTAGACAAGTTATTAGAAAAAGTACAAGAAGCAGTAGATGATTTTGATGAAAAATATGATACTAATTTATCTAATGATTTGCACTTTAAGTTAGATGAAGTCGCTGATACAATAGAAGACAATTATGTAGATAGTGATGTTTTAGAAGACTAAAAATATCCAGAAAAAAAAATTTAGACTTTTATTAAGAAACAGGCCTGCGTTATAAGTCTAATGATTGTTATTGCATTTATAGATTAAAAAAGCAGGCCAGTTTTCAATAGCACTTTTCTATATGAGGTTTCTAAGGGTTTAAATCTATTTGCTGACCTTTTATCACTACATTACCTGTCGTGTCTTGTGTGTTATTTCCTTCAATGGTCTCTACTTTATTACCTTGTACAGTTAGATTGTAATCTCCCCCAACATTAACATTAAAGTCTGCACCTACATCAAAGTTAAACTGGCCTGTCTTTGTGACTACATTCAGGTTGCCGTTATCTACTTGTATGTTAACATTAGCGTTAGGTCCTATCTGTATGTCGTAATGATTGTTTTCTTCACCATTCTTATTAATATATACTTTGTGTCGGCCTGCTATTGTTATATCACTATCACCTTGTATATACGCTTTGTTGTTGCTGGATGTAATAAGATAATTGCTGTTTTTAACTAATGTAACTAGGTCGCCATTTGGTCGCATTTCGTAGGACGTACCGCTCTGATGTCTTTCGTGGATTCGATAATGATTTATTTTTACACCGTTTTCATCAATAGTAAACGAATCATCATATTCTTTAATGTGGCCGCTTTCTGATTCAAATACGTGATTATAAGGATAAACGGCATTGTAACTTATTTCAGGTTCTGACCAGGTGTCCGTATCGCTGGCCGTTATGTTATTACCAACTGCGTCAAAGTCTGCCGTTGGGACGCCAGTAATTCTTTCAAGTTTACGTAAAGTTAAACTGCCTGCCTCTTTGTCTGGATTATTAACGGCCAGTCTATTGGTGTCTGGTTCTGCATTATTACGAGGATAAACAGATATATTATAATCGTCCAATGTATCATCTTCACTTCTACGATTAGGGTCATAAAAACCAGAATTAGGATTGCCTAACTCTGCTGGTTTACCAGGCAATGTACCAATGACAACAGGTTCTTGTTCACCATCTCTAAAGTATCCCCACACCCACGCACCTTCTACAATAAAACTAGGCGACTGGCCAAGACCAGAGATGCCTGCTGATGTAGTAGGCAACACACAGGATGCCCAAGGTAAGTCTGCGGTAGGCAATGCGTTCTTATTTGAAGTATGAATACCTAAACAACGTACTCGAAGACGGCCGACTTTTTCAGGATCGTGTCTATCTTCTACTACACCTACAAACCATTTAAAATTATTTCCAAGAAAGGCCATTTTATTTTACCGATAAATGTTTATTTTTAATCACTTGACTATACGTCATTTTTTACTATTTCCCTTATCTCTACGCAACAGGCCATCTTTAACACCATCTATGAATAAACTATGAGGATGGCCGTCTAGGTTATTATTAACTACGTATTTACTTATATATTTACTAAGACAGGCAATCGCAAGATTGACTTTATCTTTGATTAACTCTAATATACCATAGTGTCCCTTGTAGAATCTCTTATATTTGTGGTAATAGACTATACTGTCATATCTATTGAGGATGCCGTCTATGATACTCTTAATATCGTTCTTTACATAGTTCATTAGTTTATTCTGTATGGTTATGTTCTTTTTCATTGTCTTTCAGTTCATTTCTCTCATTGTTGGCAGATGGCCTGCTGTATTGTTAAAAAAAAAATCTGACTCTTAGCATCTCTAAGCTTCGTCAAGTGAGTATTGTAAATAACTGTCTCCTTCTTCGTTTTCTTGTCCTGTAAATAAATCTACTTCATCCTCTGGTAATGCCTTATTAAAACTGTCTTTTACGAGTTCTACTATCATTGTGTGTTTCTTTGTTATTTTTAAGTTTATCATATGTCTAATACTAGTAATTAAATAACGACCAGTTAGGTAAGGGTCAAAGTCTTTATCGTGTGCGTTTGTAATAGATTTAAATGATGGATGCGTAAAGTGTACGACTTCACCTACATTAATACCTGTAAACCCTGGTAAATTAAGTTCTAATACAATACTGGATAATGCTGCCTTTTGTGCTATTCGTTTTTGTGTTACATTACTGTTTCTTCCTAAAAAGTCGTAATCATTATGTACCTTTGCTGTATAGGATTGAAAATGTAGTTTGCCTTCTTTAAAGTCTGATATAGTCTTACCTTTTGAAAAGTTAAAGAACGGTACAACACCATTATCACCTCGTTTTTGACCTTGCTCATCACCTTCTAAATGATTTTCTTTTTCATATTGTTTATGATAATCAAAATCTATTTCTTCAAAGGTTTTGTTAAAACTATCGTGTATGACCATTCGACTTGCAAATGTACCTGCCGCTAAATGTCTTAATGTGTTATACTGACTTTTAAATCTAAATGAAGACACAGATTGTAAAGCATTAGTTAAATCTCTATTACCTTTTTCATCTCTATAAGCATTGATTTTAGGTGAATATCTAGCACGTATAGGTCTTGCCGTACCACTAGCATCACAAAACATAGATTCATATGATTTAAAGTGAAAACCTACGCCTGTTTCATAAAAGAGATAACCTGCGTTTTCAAAATTCTTTGATTCTGATAACTTGCCTACATCATTTATAATCTCAATCGGTCTTTTACGTGGTGCAACATACTTAGCAACACTCTTTGTGGGTTCAATAATAATATTCTTTTTAGTATCTAATTCTGTTCTACATACATCTAATATTATATTATCTGTTGTGCCTGAAAATGATCTACTCACACGTGTTAGGTCATTCTTTACTCTTTCAATACTGCAAAATTCAAGTGTATAAGATTGTATTCTATCTTTTAACATAGTCTTATTTCGTATGCCTGTAATCATCATAGGGTGGCCTGTTAAAACAGAAAAATCATAACCTTTTTGTTCTCCTGGAGTATATAATTTAAATTCTAATCTTTCAAATCCTGTTAAAGGTAACATATTAATAAGATTAACACCATCAACAATAGACATATCGCCTGATAAAAAATTGTTTTCTACACTTTCGTATATACTAAATTCTATGACTTGATCGGTAATAATTTGTCTATAAATGCCTTCATCACCTTCTCTATGATAAGGTATGATATGAATATCGGTAACTATGAAATTACCTGGTCGTTCTATAAGTTTATTATTGGCGTTGAAATAAGGCATTATTCACTCACTAGTTTTTCAAATTCTTCTACAAATATTTGTAAGTAAGCAGGATCAAGTAATTTAATCTGTCGTTTTTCATCTTGTAATCTATCTTCATATTGTCTGTTCGTTACTGCTTGTGCGCCTGTATCTGTAGATAAGCATTCTATATAGTGTGAATAATCAGCAGGTCCTTGTCCTGTTGTACGACCACTTGATTGTAATTTTTCATAGTGGTGTACTGCGTCTGGATTGTCGTATTTGTCATTAACAAAGTTCTCAAACTCCTGAAATGATAATGGCCAACCATAATATCTATCTGTAATATTATTTGTTAAAAGTATTACCCAATGATATTGTGCGTCACCAAAATGTTTATATGCTACATCTTCAGGTTTTTCACCACTTACAACATCATATTTGTCGTATAGTGAGGTAACATCAAATGCTTTGTTTCTGACTTTGATTCTTGTAAATAAATCTGTAAGAAGTTTATCGTTGCCGTCACCGTTTAAATCATATAACCCTTGTGTAAAATAACTAAAATATGTCATTAAAATCCATCTGCTGCTGTTTGTTTAGTCATAATTTCTGTTTCAGTAAATGATAGGGTCATTTTAGAAATTACAGGCATTGCACCTTTATTATCTGCCTTAAATGTATGAAACACACCCTCTGGCGAATAGTCAATTGACATATCTGTTAATACACATCTACTAATTTTAGGTATGTACATATTTGCCTTATCTCTATAATAATATGCAATTTGAAATTCTGATGGTGTAATTAAATATTTTTCGTCTGACACATCTGGCAACATATGAAATTTAAATAATTGCATCATTTTATTTACCATTTCAACCTCTTCGATATTCTTTGGTGCAAAATCAAATTCAAAAGTAAATGATCTAAAAGGCACAGATTGAAATGCTAACTCCATTCTAGGATTAACCGCTTTTCCTGATTGTTTTGTAAAAAAACCAGCGGCACCTGGAAATGCAACTTCTAACGAAGCTTGTAAAACTTGTCTACCTAAAACACCACCTGCGTCTTTTAATTCACTTAATAAGTCATTAATATTACTAAAATCTCCTTGTAAAAAATTATCTATGTTTTTAAGTAAATCTTTACCTGTTTCTTTTATTAGTTCTAAATTTTTTGTTTCTGCTTGTTCATAGGATGCCTTATAATCAAACTTTACAGTAGGAGGTGTATATAATATGATAGAATCACCTAAAAATTTATGCGTTTTAATATTTTTGCCCATACCAGATTTTGTAGGTTGTGATATTGTTTGTGCGTCTTTATTTAAAAAACCTTGTTTTTTTAATTGACTTAATCTTTTTTTATCTGCTTGTTTTTGTTTTTCACCTACTCTTTGACTCAAACTATTTCTTACAATTTGACTTACTTTAGTATTGGGATTGTTTTTAGCATTATCTACAGTTAGTACATTAAATATAGAATCAAATATGATATAATGACCTTCACCTAAATTTTGTGTTTCTTCAGGATAATATAACTGACCATATTTAAATGGGTCATTCTGCGCTGATAAGTGTGCTGTGGGTGAAGTGTCTATATCAAGTGGTGATTTACTAGCAAGTTTTGCTGCTAATTTTGCCGTCTTTGCCCCACCAGCAAACCCACTAATTAGATTACCAGCAGCATTTGATATTTTGCCACCTATAAAATTATTTGCTTTAGATTTTAATACGTTTGATACTTTTGAAGTCCAAGTCATTTGTTACCTTTATATATATTAGTAATATTTATATGATATGAAGAAGTCTTTTAAAGGAATATATAAACCAACTAATCCAAAGAAGTACGTTGGCAACCCTAATAATATAATATATCGTTCATTGTTAGAGCGTAGATTTATGGTCTATTGCGACAACAATCCTGGTATCATACAATGGGCAAGTGAAGAATTACCTATACGATATTACAATCCTATTGATAAGAAGTGGCATAGATACTTTGTTGACTTCATTATTAAAACTGATAAGGGTAGAA